TAGCACCACTTGAGATAGTACCAATATTTGTCAGGTTTCTTGAGCCATCTAGTATTTGTGTAGAACCCCAGAGCAAAGTATTGTTTGATGCTATTCTCATTCTAGTTGTGCCTGTAGAAGAAAGAGAAGTAGCACCAGTATTGAAGTATATCTCGTTAGCAGAGCCAACAATAATATTCTCACCACTTGATGAGATTAAAGCTAAATTATCAAATCCATCATCACCAATTTTATGGCTATCGCCAACTTCTATTTCACCAGTAACATCTATACCTGATGAGGTGGTGGCTAGTCTAAGTCCACCATCTGCAATCAGATTTATAGAACCTGTAGAGCAAGTAACATCTAAATCTGTTCCACTGGTTAAAATTCTACTGTCGAAATCATCAGAAAAAGGTGTTTTAAAATCAATAAAAGCACCTGATGAACCACCTACTTCTATTGAACCAAAACCTGAACTATTTTCTACACTTATAGAATTATCAGCTAGTATTGAACCAGTAACATCTATACCTGTTGAGGTTGTGGCTAGTTTGGCACTTGTACCATGAAATAGTGTTGCTACACTTCCACTACCTGATAGATATGCCTTTGAACCATCAGCATTTTGTAGAAGTAAATTTTGACCTCTAATAAATAAATGTCCTGTGCCTGTATCAGCTATGATTGATTCTGTGCCTGTGTGATAGATTTGTAAATCATTACCTGCACCAAATCTTGCTTTGCTATTATCGCCAAAGTCAAGACCATGAGAGATTTCAAAATTGTCGTCAGTTGCGTTCCAAGTGAATGTAGCATCATTAGAAGCATCAACCGCATCTTGGATAGTAAGACCTGCACCATCGGCTGTACTTGAAGTATCTCCTGAGCCTTTGTTAAGGGTTATGTTTTTGTCTTCGACATCTAGGGTTGCTGTGTTGAGTGTTGTTGTTGTTCCGTTGACTGTAAGGTTGCCTGAAATAGTTGCATCACCAGTAACATCTATACCTGTTGAGGTTGTGGCTAGTTTGGTGGAGTTATTGTGTCGTAAATCTACAGCACCATTTGATGTAAAGATAGCTAATGTTTCACCACTAGCTCTTGACCTAAATCTAATATTATTATCGGCTTCTATGAATAAATCACCTGTACCAGTATCAGCTATATATGAGTTAGAACCATCGTGATAAATCTGTAAATCTTGACTAGCACCTAGTCTAATCTTTTCGTTGTCGCCTAGGTCTATTTGGTCGGCATATATCACACCATCTATGTATAAGTCTTTCCATTCCTGTGAAGAACTGCCGAGGTCATAAGTATTGTCATCGTCTGGAATAATGTTTGAATCTATATCAGCTCCAAAAGAAACTGTGTCGGTTACTGCGTTACCAAAGGTTAGATTACCGTTGATAGTTGCGTTACCAGTGACTGTTAGATTGCCTGAGACTGCAACATCGTTAGTAACAATTAAATTACCTGCTGGAATATCAACTCGACCATCATTTCTAATACTAAATAATGAAGTTCCTCCAGAGTTTCTAGCAATTAAAGCATGAGTAGAACTATCTGCTGATGAACCATTTATTTGTAATCTAGCTCCCGGAGAACTTGTACCAATGCCTAGGTTGCCAGAGCTATCTATTCTTAGTCTTTCAGCACCAGAACCACCACCCTCATCTACTATTGTTATAGAATCAGAAAATGTGTTAAAACTAAATTTAGCTGAACTAGAGCCAGTTCTTTCTAAAACTAATTGGTCAGTAGTTTGAAAATTTGCAATATGTAATCTGCCTTCTGGTGAAGTAGTTCCTATGCCTACGTTGCCTGAACTGTCTATTCTTAGTCGTTCAGTGTTACCAGTAGCAAATATATAGTTATTAACATTGTTATCATACTCAATGTAACCAGCAGAAATATTACCTGCATCACCCATGCGTATGGTTGAAGAACCAGTATTACTAGAACGTAATTTGAAATCTACATCACCTGACGTATCTGAAACTTCTAATAGTGAAGTTGGCGAAGTAGTTCCTATACCAACTCTATTATTACTAGAATCTACTTTAAGTGTTGAAGTATCTACAGTTAAATCACCAGAGACTGCTAAGCTTGATAGGGTACCAAGACTTGTGATATTTGTTTGGGCTGCAGTTAGAACAGAGCCTGTCAGATTACCTGCAACATTACCAGTCACATTGCCTGTCAAGTTTCCTGTGACGTTTCCTGTTACATTACCTGTGACGTTTCCTGTCAAATCTCCTGTAACATCGCCAGTCACATCGCCAGTTACATTACCTGTAACATTACCAGTCACGTTTCCTGTTAAAGCTGCTTCAACTGTACCAGCAACAAAAGTTTCTGAACCTACTGTCCATTTGTCTGTGGTTTCATTCCATATTAAAGTTTTGTTAGTGCTTGTGCCTCGTTCTATTTCAATCCCACCGTTCTGTGATGGTGTCCCTGTCTCATCTGAATTAAGAACAATAATGTTATCACCGATATTAACTTCATTACTGTTGACTGTGGTTGTTGTCCCGGAAACGGTTAGATTACCACCAACAACAACGTTGCTTGAAGTAGTTACTGTCGTAAAAGTACCAGCTGCTGCTGAGTTAGCTCCAATGACTGCACCGTCTATTGAACCACCATTAATATCTGCAGTATCAGCTACTAAGCTATCTATGTTAGCTGTGCCATCTATAAATAAATCTTTAAACTCTAAAGAGCTTGAGCCTAGGTCAATGTCGTTGTCGGTTACTGGTAGGATAGCTCCATCGGCTATGTAGAGCTGTTGGACAGGATTACTACTAACTTCTATATAGAACTCAATGTGATTATTAGCACTATCTATTAAGACTTTATTGTTCGGTGTTGTTTCTCCAGCATCACCTATTAAACCTATGACTGGACCTTCAGCAGCTGTACCATCGTGTTTGTGTCCTGAAGTATTACTAAATACTGTTAATAACTGGTCATATTCATTATTGAATAATGCTGCGGTAATGGTATCGCCATCACTAAATGTACTTTGTCGGATATATCCTGCCATGTTTTATCTCCTGCCTGAAGGTATGTAATCTACATAAAATCCATTCACAATATAAGGTGCGTTTGAATCATTACTTGAGAATCTAAAATTGTTACTGTGTCCGCTACCTACTAGTGATTCTCTAACTAGTGGTTGCTCTGCCGCTCCAAATATTGCTGAGCCAAATACCGAATTACTAAATGTTGACGGTGCTGGTACTGAGTCTAATAAAATACTATCTGGTTGTGGTATATCAAGATTACCAAAATCAAACTTAACTGTTAGTGTTGGCTGCACATTACCTTCTGGAGTAATGGACATTTTAATATAATGCAAAGTTTTTAGAGTACCAAAGTCACCATAATCATAATCTGGTGTTTCATATATAGCATTTATGTTAGTACCATCAAAACTATGACCAACATCATGGGTATAAACAAAACCATTAGTATCGCCATGATAGTAAACTTCAACACCATTCTGGTCAAAGTTTGAATTAACATCAGTTACTTCCAAACCTTTAGTCTCAGACCATTGAAAACCGTTTGGTCTTAGTGTACCTATAATGCCTTCTTGAGCTGAATTAACTGATAAAGGATTAGAATAATACAAACGATATTGTGATTTTTCTCTTATAACTAAACTAGTAATAGTATATTCATCAATATTTCTAGCTAACTCACTAAGTATAGGTTGTATTTGTTTTGATATAGTACCTAACTCAACGTCACCAATTCTTGCTGTACCAGCTACAGTTCTAATACCATCAGGTGCTAAAAATATTAAATCACCACCAATTTCTTGAATACTGTAACCACTTAAACAACCTACGTTATCTGTAATAGGGTCTACTCTTTCTCCAGCATTTAAACCTAAACCTATATTAATGTGTTTATAAATACTATTTTCACAAAATATAATTAAATCTTCACGGAAACCTTTAATACCTACTATTTGGTCAGCTAAAGTATTACTACCACCAGCAGCAAAGTTATCAAAATCATTTAAAGCAGAAAAGAATACTGTATTTAAATTATCAGCAACTCCTGCTGCTACTAATCTACTATCATGCACAGTAATAAATCTAACTGCTTTATTATTTGTAACATTAATTTCAGCAGCAAAAAATGTTCTAGTATTTAAATTACCTGTGCCTTCCATGCGAAAGCTATAAATTTTATTAGCTCCATCAGCTATAAAAACTTCACCATAATCAAAAGTAGCACCTTCAGCTAAAGCAAAAGAACATTGCCCTTGATTAGTTCTATTTAAAATACTACGACCTGTAAAAGCTGTATGGTTATCTCCGCTTCCTGATACTGAGCTTCGGTTTATCTGTAACCAATTAGCTCCGTCATTACTAAAGTAAATATCATCACTAACACAAGCAATAACTCCATCAGCATAAGGAAAGACTCCTAAAATAATAGCAGTGCTTCCAGCTGGTTGTGTAGGTGTAACATCACCAACTTTATATTTTGTATAACCATTAATTCTACGATAACCACCTTCAATAGAAACTTCAAAGTTTTGTAATCTTGTTGCTACTCCGGGAGTTTTTAATAAATCAATAGAGTTTGATGAGGTTACAAGACCACCATCACATGCTACTGTATAGGGTTGGGAACGTGCCATTAATTAAAAGTATCTTCTGTCGTCTGTCATTACTCTTGGTGTTGGATTAATTAAATTAGATTTCATACTTTTCATAGCTTTTCTAAAGTCTTCTAAAGCAAAAGCTGCTTGTTGAGGTGACTCTTTAAACTGCCATACATAATATCTAACCCTAGAGGTAATAACATTTGTATATTGTTCTGGAAGGACTACTGTATCACTATGAGCTGATAAAGCTGTTGGTTTAACAAAAGCATAAAAATGCACGTTATAAGTTTTATCAGGTATAGGACTTAATCCAAATTTTCTATTATCTGGAGATTTAATTACGAATTTAGGCTCTCCATAGCCTTGTGTATCAGCATCATCAGCATTTTCACTATCTCTATAATATCTTCTCCAATCAGCAAGATTTAAAAACTTTAAACCTCTAGAAACAAAAGGAGCTGATTCTCCTCCTACTCCAATAGTAGTAATATAAAAATCATCCCAATCTATTGAAGCAAAATCAGTTGCAATACTAGAACTACCTGATTTTAAAATATACCATCTAGTTCCTGCTGTAGTTGCCACTGTTACATTACCATAAAATGGGTCTGAAGTACCACTAAGATTGTTAGCAAAAAAAGGTAACTGTGGTTCAGCATTAGCAATATCAAAAATTGCTTTGTTTACCATGTCTTTTACAAAAGCTTGTAAGCCTTTAGCGTTACCAAAATTTGATGAAGTTAAAGGAACTTCATTAAGCTCTCTTAATACTTCATTAGTAATATCAAGATAAGTTGTAGCCATTATTTACCTACTTTTTTCTGTGCTGCTTTATGTGCTTGTGTAAAAGTTTTACCTCTTTTCATCATAGCTGTCATAGCTTTCATGTGTTTGCCAGTATGATGGACTGAATGTTTTTTCATAGTTGCTTGTTGTCTAGTAGTTAAAGCAGACACATCAGCACCTTTTATCATAACTTTTTTAACTTTTTTACCTGTAGCCATTTTTTTACGTTTACCGTACATTATTTTTCTCCTGATATTTTCATTGTATTATATCCTACCATCTCAACACACTTTTTTTCTTTTTCATAAATATCAGCGTACCTTGAAACAGAACCACCGTCAGCATAATTCATACGACCACCGCCCATTTTATTATTTCTAGGCTTCATGTCATACATCATACCACCACCCATCTTTTTCTTTCTTTTTTTATCTTCGTAATACATTTTTCTCCTTATATAAAAATGGAAGGCTCCGAAGAGCCTCCCGAATATCATTAGTCTACAACGTAGAAAGCTGATACTAGTGCTTTTGGTCTTAGAACTTTTGCTCCGTAGACATGCAACCCTCTAACAATATCACCAAATGAACTTGGGTCTCTTAAGACTTCAGTTGAAGTGATTGTTTGAGCAGTTGAAACGGAAGAAATGTGTCCAGCAAGGACTTTACCAGTAGCATTAGAAGTTGCAGCAATATTATTTGATTTGTACATATTGAAGCCTCTTAACTTACCACTTGATACTAGTCCATTTCTAATTGAACCTTGTCCTGCGTTAAAGTCTACTGAAAGCAGTTTTGAACCAGACTGTGCTAACTCTTCATAAAATGAAGGAGGAGCAACAAACCATCTACCTTCTTCAGGTACATTTTGGTCGTCTAGTAATCTTGCCATTCTAGCCATTAAGTCAATCGCATCTACACCAGTTCCATCAGAACCTAATAGGTCAACAGAATTAGTTGCGTGTGTCATTGATGAATCTGCAGTTGCACTGTCTGAACCAATAATATGGTCTGGTGAACTTGCAGATACACCTGAAAACATCTTAGCCATAACACCTGCATCGAATGCATCTCTTAAGGCATAAGCAGCAGATGAACTTGCTACTTCTTTGAAGTTTACATGTGACATTTGACTCTCAATATCATCTACGATGAATTTGAAAGCATTAGCAGTGTCAACAATTAATGTTGTTTCTGCATCAGTTAGTGCTGTTTTAGTTACATCAGCACCTCTTTCGTATTGAAAGACTGTGATTTCTGGTTCGTTAATTATTTTAACAGTATCGCCAAATCCTGAAATCTCACCTGCGTAGTCTGTGTTTGTTATTGCTTCGACAACAGAGGCTTTCCTAAAAAAGTTTAAGACCTTCTTGGAATAAATTTCAGGTAGAAAGGCATTGTTACTAAAGTTCGAACCAGAACTTTGTGCGAAATTTTGGTCGCTTACGTTAAAAGCCATTTTATTTTCTCCTTAAAATAAAAATAATTTATCTTTGAACTCTTCCTTCAAACATGGCTTGACTAATCTCGTCTTCGTATTTGTCAAATTCATCCATGCTCATGGAAGAAATCTCCTTAGTAGTCCAGACTTTCTCTTGCTTAGGCTCAACACTTGTTGTTTTAGTTGAGACCATATCAGCAGCAGAAGTCTTAGATTTTTTAGAATTTGACTTCTTTGGTTTTGAATCTATACCAATATCTCTTTTAAATAAATCAATAGCTCTTGAAGCTAGGTCAGCATCATCAGCATTTTTGTATATCCAATCTTGAATAGACTTAGGCTGAGACTTTGCCCAATCGTGAAAGTCATCACTGTTTCTGATATCTTCAAAATCAGGATGTCTGTCATTCAATCGTTTTTCAGCATCTTTACGAACAAGTTCTTTTTCTCGTTGTTGAAGAGCTTCTAATCTTTCTTCTAAAACTTTAGATTTCTCTGAAGCTTGAAGATGTGAAACTGTTTCAACGACTTCATAAACATCTGGATATTCTTTCTTAAATTCTTCAAGTTCTTCTTGAGATTTAGGAGCCTTATAGGTTTGTCTATTTTTAGTAGCTTCTTCTAACAGCTCTTGTTCTCTTGACTTAAATTCATTAAGTTTAGCATCATAATGTTTTTTTAAATCATCGTATCGCTTTTTGTAGTTTGGTCGCTTGTAAGGTTGGTCTTTAGGACTTTCCTCAGCAGCTTCTTGTTCTACAGGTTGCTCTACATCATCATTTGATTTTGCTTTATCAGGGTCGCTAAAAAACATCCCATCAGCAGCTTCAAATGCTTTATCTTCTTCGTCACTATGCCATGATTTTTTTTCGTTATAAGGATTGGCAGTTTCCTTTTTTACTTCAGTAGTCATATTCTTTCTCCTACTCAGGGCTTCATTTAAAGGTAGCTGCGTGTGTCGACTGTGCAGTGCTTTACTTGTAAAGGTAGCCTTTCGGTTAATATAATGATAAGGTGCTTATGACAATAAGGTAGCCTTATCTCCTATTTAGCTTACGGGTGAAGGCTTACCTGT